CTGTATGTTCCAATGTATAAATCTAAAAGGCTCTTTACCAAAGTCTACACTAAACTCGTGTTCTAAAAATCCTGGAAAAATAATTAATGTACCTGGTGTAGGTTTAAAATGTATAAGCTCACTACCACCCCACACACCTTTTTGATCTGGTTTCATTTTTAATTTTGTAGCTCTGGCTCCAGTACGAGGTTCGTGAAATACAGGATAAGAAGTTTTATCACTACATTTTAAAAAGTAAAAACCTGATACGTGTTGATTCCAATGTACGTGTGCTGAATGATGACCACCACCTTTTTTAGCAAACTCTTGTACCCACAATTCAGAAAACATAGTTGTGTATTGTTGCATATCAAAACCTTGATGATCTAAATACTCCCAAGACTTTTGACCAATGTAATTTCTAAAATCTAAAAAGTCATTGTCAGCTGTTAGTGGTGTTGAGTGATATGATCTTCCAAAGTCACCGTGTTCTTTTATAAATTTTTTTTCTCGTGTTCTTGCATCTTTAATATATTTGTTAGATGCTTTTGTTAATGATTTTACAAACTCTGGTTTTTGTTCTGACCAAATGGTTGTGTTAAAATAATTACTTATATACATTATTTGAAAGGCCTCCCTAAATGCCATACCACAAGACTATATCTTGTGCCTGATGTTACTGGTTTAACTCTATGCCACACAAAACTAGGAAATACAATAATAGATCCTTTTGGTAATATTTCTTTACATTGTACTCTATGTTTTGATTCGTCTCTCATATGTGGATCGTAGTTTCTAAAATCAAATTCTAATTCACCACCTTTATATTCTGAACCATCTGTTAACTGACAAGTCATAGATAGTTTTCGAATCTTACCATTGTCAGGTCCTTCTTTTTCATAAGGTTTATCCCAACTATCACAATGCCAATCATAATATTGGTTGTGTTTATATTTTGTAAACTGACAAGATTCTGATCTTTCCCAATCAAAGTTCCAACCAGCTTGTCTATTTGCTTCGTGAACATATGGGTGTAATTCTTTATATATCCAAGTATCATTTAACCAAACTAAATCAGAGTTTCTTTTTCTTTTTAAATCTTTTACTTCTTCTTTTTTTAATTTTCTATCACCATAGCCACCTGTTCTAGCCATTACTTCTTCTTGTGAATTTGCATAAGCTATTACATCATCACAAAACTTTGGTGTAAGCACACCACTAAAATACCAATAGTAATTAGATATATTCATTCTACAAACTCCGCTGATATATGTGTGTATCCGTGTTTTTTAGCAAACCACGATCTTTGATTACCTGTAATAATAACCATATCTTTTCTATTAACTTTTATTGGATGTAGTAAACCTTCTTCTAATACAGCTTTTTCAACTGCTTGATATTTTCTATCTTCAGGATGTTCTACATAGTTATCTTTTAATCTATTAGATTGTAATTCTTCTAAAGAAGCAAGATGAGACATTGGTTTTGTCTGTGCTATTAAAGGTTTAAATGTATTCATAAGTTATTGTTTGTACAAAATTTAATGAATCTTTTTGATTGTTGGTTAGGTAATACATATTAGTAGATGGAAACATAATGAACATATTATCTTTAAGTTCTATATCCCAACTTCTTCCTTTACGTCTGTTATCTTCAAAGTGTATTCGAACAAAACAATCTTTGACTTTTATACCATATAATAATGTAAAGTCTGGAGAGTTACGTAGATCCACTGGATCTATATTTAATAATGGAATTGTAGTCTCACTGGGTTTATAAATGTTTCCCCACGTTTCTTTGTTAATTAAATTAACACCATACTCAAGACCAACGTGATCTCGCATATATGTATTCAACATATCCCAAGTTCGTGAAAATGAAAAATCTTTGTTTTGAATTACTGATTGTAAAATATCGCCTGATAATTTATCTCGGTCAATGTCCCAATCTTTAGGCATTGCCACATCACCATAATATAAAGCTTGCTCTGTTAATACTTTCTTATGCATACCACCACCATTTTTAATTTATGCTTTTGAGTCTGTCAAGTCCCAAGTTGTATTAGCTTCATTCCAGACGTAATACCATCCGTGAGTATCTGCCTCGTTTTGTGAAGTTTGCTCTGCAGTCAATGCTGGAGCATCACCGATTGGTGATTTCCAAGAAGCTGATTCAATGTGTTTTACCCAAGATGCATAAGGTTTTTTAGGCCAAAAGATTTGATCATCTTCGTCCCAAGTATAACCTATACCTGCGTAATTACCTCTTAAAGGTGTTCCGCCACCTGAATGTTGATTACCAGATGTATTGTAAGATGTTTGAATCCACATTTGTGCAGGCCAATTATTATGTGTTTCTAAATATTGTTGACCTACTGATTCATCTTCAACACCATCAGCGTTAAGCATATCAGAATTATTTAAAGTTAATACTTGAATAACTTTTCCGTTTGATCCTAGTTTTGCAAAATGTGCCATAATGTTTCTCCTTATATCTTAAAATTAATTGTTAAACAATACATAAATATTATTGATATTTATACCTAATAATTACTACACCTGAACCACCACCGCCGCCTCTTGAAGATGGACTTGCATCTTCTTTTTGAGATCCACCACCTCCACCACTACCAGTGTTAACTGTTCCGTCTGTTGCATTAGAACAAGATCCTCCATCAGATCCATCCATACCACCTGGTCCACCACCACCTGGTCCACCAATTCCTCTTAAAGGAGCGTTTGCATTATTAGATCCACCACCTCCACCACCTGCTCTTGTAACTGGAGATCCTGTAATTGAAGTTGTTACACCTGCTCCACCATTTCCAGCAGCACCATTTGAACCTGGTCCAGAACTATCATTTGGACCACCATTAGCACCTGCTGCGCTAGCTCCACCGCCTCCACCAGCAGCAGAAGCACTACTAGAAGTTGAATAACCACCTTTGAATCCTTGAGCTGGACTAACAGGGGGAGTATTTCCTGCTCCACCTTTATCAGGCGGACCAGAATCTCTACCTGCACCACCTCCAGATCCACCAGCATTACCTGCATAATCAGGAGTTGATCCAGATCCTGTTCGGGATCCACCGCCACCACCAGCAGTTGATGTTATTGTTGAAAAAACTGAAGGATTACCATTAGCACCAGTAGATCCTACGTTAGGATTAGAACCCGCAGAAGGGGCTCCTCCAGCGCCCACTGTTATTGGATAACCTTGAGCTGTAACTGTAATAGGTGATGAGCCATTTAAAGGACTAGCTGTGTAACAATCTGCAGGACCTTTAAATTCTCTAAAACCTCCAGCTCCACCTCCGCCGCCTCCCATAGTTCCACCACCACCTCCACCAGCTATTACTGTATAAGATACAACGTTTTCATCTTCAGTATCAGATATTTGTGAAACTGTAAAAGTACCAGGACCAGTAAAAGTATGAATTTTATAATTACCAGAAGTTGTTTCTGTTCCACCTGATGCTACTAAATTATTTTTTGCTATATCCGCTGTGTTCCCAGTAAATACTGTTTGCCAACCTGTTGTGGCATCTATGTAAACTAATTGAACCGCTGAATTAGGTTTTGATATTGTAAGGTTGTCTGTACCACCATTTATTTTTTGTGAATTTCTATTTATTGTAATATTGTTTGTTCCTGCAGTACTATTGTAATCTGAAACACCAACTACATTTCCTGCACTTGGTGAACCTGGTAAAGTTACAGCTACTGCTCCACCTCCTGTATTTACAAAATAACCTATTCCTGATGCTGCTGTAAAATCTCCTGTTTTAACTGTTGTGTCCCAAGATATTTCACCTGTAGAACCAAAACCTGATGCAGTACCAGAGTTTGTAATTGTTACACCAGCAGGAATTGTAAATGTATCTCCACTATCCCCTAATGTGGTTGTACCACAATTTGTTCTTGGACTAATTTTATTTACTTTTATTTCACTCATAATTTACCTATTGAAATTTGTACCTTATTACTACTATACCAGAACCACCAGCTGCTCCTGGTCCACCACCGCCACCGCCACCAGCTCCACCTCCACTATTAACTGTTCCAGCTATTC